TATTTGATGAAATTATCGAAGAAGCAAAGTTAAGACGTGATACAAGCGGTAGAAACCCGTTTGAACTGGCATAGGAGGTGGAAGCGTGGCAACTATTCCAAAAGGCATAACAGAACGATACAAGATGAATGGGGCTTCCATCTATCAGCCAGATAAAGATATGGGATATAACCTCGAAACAACTTATTCAGAAGGTAGTAACCGTACGCAGTTCGGAAAAGCGTTGTTAACTCCATTGTTTACAGTCGAACAGTATAGCTATGAAGCATCAAACGTTCCAGTTATAGAAGCAAACAAAATTCTCAAAATTATCGCAAAAGGAAAAACTTTCAATTTGTACCATTGGTCGCTTTACCACATGGCATGGAGAACTGACCCGTTTTATGTCGGAAAAGCAAGCCTAACTATTGGAGAAATTTCGCCAGACTTAAAATTTGTATCAAAAATATCTTTTAACATGCAGGGGGTGAATCCACTTGATTAATGTATCTGATGCGTTCAAACAAAAACTACAGGACGGAGAAAGAGTCTGGCAGGAAGTGGAAATCACCTTTCCTGACGGAACTGTAAAAACAGTCAAAAATGAAATCATGGGCGAAAACTGCACTTTTTCCGATTGTGCAGAAAGTAGCAGCTTTCCGATTGGCTGCGTTGTTTGTAAATCCATGACATTGGAGTTGGACAACACTTCTGATCAGTGGAAAAACTATAATTTCTACATGGCAAAAGTTCATGCGTATCTTAAAATGCAGACCTCCGTAGCAAGTCCGGCTGCAACAGATGAATTGCTGGATGAAAACTATGACCCAATTCTTGACCAGAGTGGCGGTGCGATTCTGGCAACAAAAGCAGCGACAGAAGACAGAGTCGAAACCATTGATAAAGGTATTTATACAATTACGACACCAGAACAATATGGCGAAATCCTTAGTTTTACCGCTTTGGACGATATGTATAAAACGAACGCAACTTATATATCTCATCTGGTTCTGCCACAGTCAATAGAGACTCTTGTTAGAGATGCGTGTGAGACTCTTGGTATTCCGTCAGAAGTCTCCATGGCTCATGGAAATCTGATCGTGTCAGAGATTCCGGAAAACATGACGTTTCGTCAGTTGTTCGGATGGGCAGCAATGCTTGAGACTGCGAACGCTCGCCTGGACAGCAGAGGATACTTGCGATTTATCAGATGGGATTTTTCCAATGTACAAGAAGATTACAACGCAGTAGTGGACGCTGATGGAAATGTAACATTTAAAGGCGGCGCAAGTATTGACTCAGAAAGTTTTATCAGTCCGACAGGGAACTGGACAATTGATAGTGATGGATTCTTGACACTGATCGAATCAGCAGCTGACACATCCGAAAAGCTCAAAGACTTTTTTACAAGTCCAACCGTTTCTAGTGATGATATTGTGATTACTGGAATCAAGCTAAAAAATAGAGAAAATGAAGCCATGTACGGAAGCACAGGATATGTTCTTGAATTGGAGAACGACCTTGTTGCGGATTCGGACTTGGACACGGTAGCTGCTCAAATTGGCGATTCCATAATTGGAGCTAAATTCCGTAACATGTCGGGAGAACTTGTATATAACCCACTCATTGAGTTTGGAGATATGGCATATACTTATGATCGCAAATGGAACAGATATATAACTCCGCTGACGGACGTTTCTTGTTCCGTTAATGGAAAGACTACTGTAAAAACTCAAGCCGACGACCCTATCAGAGGGCAGAGCAAGTTCCAGTCAGAATCCACTAAGGCAATCGTAGAGGCAAGACGACTTGTTAAAAAAGAACAATCAGCTAGAGAAAAAGCAGTAGAGAAATTAGAAGAAACCTTAAAAAATTCTTCTGGATTATATGAAACATCAGTCACACAGGAAGATGGCAGTACTATCACATATCTGCATGACAAGCCTACACTCGCAGAATCAAAAAATGTAATTAAATTCACAGCAGAAGCCATTGGCGTATCCAATGATGGTGGTAAAACATATCCTTACGGTTTTTTTCTGACAGGCGATTTGATAGCAAAAATTCTGTACGCACATGGTATCAATGCTGATTATATTGACACAGGTGCACTGACTGTCAGAGATAGCGATGGAAACATAATCTTCCAAGTTGATATGGATACCAAAAAAGTAATCATCAGCGGAGATAATGTTGTAATTGGTGACAGTTCTTTGCCGGATAAACTGACAAAAATGGACAACAATATTGCATCTGCCAAGAATATGACATTCCAGCTGTCAAACGATATGCAGACGATCACATCTGACGCAGACGGAAACATTCCGGTATTTCCAACAGTGGCAACTACAGCGAAAGTTATGTACGGCTCGTCAGATATCACAAATGATTGTAGCTATACCATTACAAAATCAGACAGTGTAACCGGCTCTTGGGATGTAGATACGCATACTTACACTGTCACAGGCTTGAGTGCAGACAATGGATGGGTGGATATTAAGGCAACGTACCTGATTAATCTTTCTATAACGAAGAGATTTACGATTTCCAAGCAGAAATCAGGGAAAAACGGAAAACAGCTTTATACATGGAGAAAATACGCATCCATGCCGGATGGCTCTGATATGAGTGATAGCCCAGATTATGTAAAACTTCTGGACAGCGCCGAAAGTCCCATACTGGACAGTACCGAGGATAAAATCTATACAGTCACAGAAGCAATCTATGTTGGAATTGCTGATAATAAAACTACAGAAACACCGTCTGATAATCCGAAAGATTACATTTGGAGCCGTTTTCGCGGCGAAGACGGAGCGGATGGAATTGGCATTCCGGGAGAGAACGGAGAAACTTCTTACATCCATACCGCTTATGCAAATAGTATTGACGGAACTGTGGACTTTTCCACAACTGATACAGATAGAATTTACATTGGCCATTATTCCGATTTCGAAAAGACGGACAGTGCAGACCCAGCGAAATATACATGGGCGAGAATGCGTGGAGAAGACGGGCCTCCAGGAAGAACGTATTACCTGAGAGCCAACGCAGGAGTCCTGATGATGGGACAGGATAAGAAAATAACTCCTAATCCATTCAAGGTTCATGCGTATTACAGAGATGGACAGGGTGACGAAGCAACTTTTAAAACCTGGTGGGTAGTAGAATACAGCAAAAATTCCGGAAAAACATGGACAAAACTGGCCTTTAATGTACAGACCAGTGGAATAACTATTAATCCAGATAGCTATTCTCTTGGTGCTGACGGAATGATACGTGCAACAATTTATACGGATTCCGGAAGAACTAAAATCGCCGATCAGCAGACATGGCAGGTTGCTGTTGACGTTGGCATGCTTACGCAGGAGCAGATTGTTGAGATATTGTCCAATGGCGGAGAATTTAAAGGCCTCTACTATCTGAATGGACATTTGTACATCAGTTTAGATGCATTGATGGGAAACGCCGCAATTCTAGGTGGAACCAAAAACGGCAACGGATACCTAAAGATTAAAGATAAAAAAGGCACCGTGAAGGGACTGATAGATTACTCAGGCTACACTGCATTTACAAGCTATGAAGAAAATTCTACGCGCATGAAATATACAGGAATTTGTTTTTCAGATACTGGAATAAATCCTGTTAGTGCCGAAAAATACTTTAGCAGCACTGCGGACATTGAATACGTTGAAACGGCGTGGGGAATCGACTGGACTGCCGAAGAGCTTAATATTAGTGCAACAGAAGTATCGGCTGATACCGGTACATTTGGAGATTTAACTGTTACTAATTCTGCATCTTTTGCAAAATCGCCAAAGATAGAAAACATGGAGTATACGACATCATCAAATACTATTTGTTGGGATGGACGTACAGGATACAAACAGCTGATGCTGAAATCTTCATCCTCGAAACGCTATAAAGATATTGGAAACAATATTGCAGAACAAGAAATTGAAGAATGGTACAATATCGAACCAACATGGGCGAAATATAAAGAGGGATATCTAGTTAAAGAGGACGAGAATGAAGGAAGATATATCCCGATGTTTATTGCTGAGAATGTAGAAGCATTCTTTCCGGAAGCTACTCGGCATCAAAACGGACTTGTTGAGGACTGGAACGAACGTATCATGATACCGGCTATGTTTGCGATGATTAAAAGCCAGAAAGAACAGCTTGACCGACAGGAGAAACTAATTAATCAGCTCTATAAAAAGCTCAATATAGAAAAGGAGAATTAATATGGCAAAATTTAATGAATACACAGTAAAGGCAACTCCAGAAGATGCAGATACCTTAATGCTCTATGATGCTGCATCAAAAACAAACAAACTTTCACCATTCAGCGGAATCTGGAACTGGATTGTTGGAAAGCTGACCAATGCGGTCATCGCCAACTTGCAGACGAACAACAAGACGGTACTGGGGGCGATTAATGAATTAAATAGTAACCTGCTCCGCACCGTTACCGCCGAAATAGAAGATGCACTTCCGGATGATTTGCCAAACGGATTAAAAATTGCTTATTATAATACAGATACCAAAAATTCTCCGAGTAATTATGGTGTAATATTGTACCTTTCATACTCTACTGGAACTAACAAATGGTTTACGGCTATAGCATGTACTACCAGTAATGGCGGTATATATATTTCCTCTAAAACAAATGAAGAACCTTGGAGCAAATGGGTCAAACTCCTGTTTAGTTAACTAAGGACTTTGAAAATTTCATAAAAATGTTTCATGATTTCATGAAAGGAGCTGATAAATATGGAAATTAAAGGTATTGACGTATCATCCTATCAAGGTAATCCAGATTGGTCAAAAGTATCGAATTCTGGAATTAAGTTTGCAATTTTGAGAATTCAACAGAAATCCGGCACAGATGCATCATTCGAACATAACTACAAGGGCTGTAAATCCAATGGAATTCTTATTGGTGGATATAAGTACAGCTATGCTTTAACATCGGCACAAGCTATCGAGGAAGCTGAGAACGTAATTTCTGTTCTTGGTGGACGTGGACTTGACTTTCCAGTATTCTACGATCTGGAATGGGCACAGCAAAGAAGTCTCGGAAAACAGGCTATCGAGAATATTGCAGTAGCGTTTCTGACCAGAATCAAGAAAGCTGGTTATAAGGCCGGTATCTACTGTAATCTGGACTGGTATAATAACGTTCTGTCAGATGCTTTGAAGCAGTATGATTGTTGGATTGCTCGTTATCCAGCGGATGATAACGGCACTGTCCAAACACGACTGAAGCCATCGGTCGGTGTAGGCTGGCAGTATTCCAGCAAAGGAAAAGTTCCAGGAATCAGCGGAAATGTTGATATGGATGTGTTCTACAAGGACTACAGAGATTCTAACCAGAAAGGAGAAACTAAAATGGTAAAAATCAGTAACTGCGGACATGATGAAAGAGGAAGATATGCAGGTGGGAAAGCAGGAGATCAGACTGGTACAGAATATCAGATCATGAACTGGTACAGTAGACCGTGGCTCTGTGTCCTAAGATTCAATGACGCCAAAATCGCAACCATGATTGCAGACATGGCGACAAAAGCGGCACAGAACAATCTCATCGGATACGATCAGGGCACTGCCGGAAACAGCAATGACCGGTATTCGTTCTGGCGGCACTTAAAGGCAAGCAACTACGATCCGGCGCAGATCACGGTAGCTTGCGAATCTGATTGCAGCGCAAGTACAGCAGCTATCGTCAAGGGAGCTGGGTATCGCTTAAATAACGCAAGACTCAAAGCGGTCAGCATCTATCTGACGACACGAAACATGAGAGCTGCAATGAAGATTGCCGGTGCGAAAGTACTGACGGATAGAAAGTATCTGACATCCGGCGACTATCTAAAGGCAGGAGATATCCTCCTGAATGATAACCACCACGTGGCTATCGCTGTTACCACCGGCGCAAAAGCAAATACGCTTTCAGCGTCAACTATTCTGTCTAAAACTCCGAAGTGGGTGGGAAAGGTAACTGCAAATACACTTAATGTCCGCACATGGGCAGGAACAGAGTATGCACAGCTTAAAAGCTATCCTACACTTGCAAAAGGCAATTTAGTTGATGTATGCGATACCATTAAAGCCAAAGATGGAGCATCTTGGTACTATATCCGCATTGCCGGAAAATATTTTGGATTTGTTTCTGCAAAATACATCAAAAAAGCATAAATTTAAGCCCCTTGGAAATTATTCCTTGGGGCTGTTTTTTTACATATTGTATCAAATTCGTGTTGCATTTCGTGTTGCATAGTTCTTCTTTTTTATGCCAAAACTGGCAAAATAACATATTTTATGAGCTAATTTGAAATTGCCGAAACCATTGAAAACACTACGTTCTTTGCGAGAACCAGTGAATACAAGATTTTCATAAAAATGCGGATGACAGGACTTGAACCTGCAAGAAAAATCCTAATATACGCTATTTTTCAGCACTTTCTTTTTTTGTGTTGCATTCCGTGTTGCATAGCTTTGAAAAATAATCATTCCCAATTTCATTCATCTCTTTTTCTCGATCAACCAGAACGTGCCGATATACATTTTTTAATGTGGTATCATCCTCCCAACCGCCGCGCTGCATAATATATACATCTGGAATTCCAAGAGTATGCAACTCAGATGCGCAATAATGACGCAAATCATGGAATCGAAAATGATGAATCTGATTGTCATCTAACAGATCTGAAAATCTGTCGGATATTTGCGATGGGTTCAAATTTGTTATTTTCCCATGTATTCCTTTTAATTTATCTGCAACAAAACCTGGATATGAAATGAATCTGTCACCAGCAAAAGATTTTGGTCTTTTGATAACCCAACCATGAGAATCATTCATAACCATAGCATATTCGACATGTACTATGTTCTGCTTGATATGATCAGAATTAAGCGCGCAGATTTCTGACCGCCTCATTGGACCGAATGCTGCCAGAAGAACAGGTATCTCTAATTCACTACCTACAGTACATTCAATTACCTTTTTGACTTCGGCAGATGTAGGTACATAGATTTTCGGTCTTACCTTTTTAGGTAAGGAAGTTCTTAAGATGAAATCCGAACGATAGGTCTTCAAGACAGTAGAAAGAAAGCCATGCATATTGTACACAGTTTTTGGCGAATGAGTAAGTGCTTCACGATTCATTTCAGCTTGAACATCCTCTTGAGTGATTTCCATTATATTTAATGGCATAAGTTTAGCCATGTCTCTTTTGACAGATCGCTTATATTCTCTAATAGTTCCAGGGGATAAGACACCTGTTCTGCTTTCGATGTATTTATTACATGCCTCTTTTAATGTCATATCTTCTGGTGGAGCATATCGCGCAGTCAATACTTCACTTTCTTTTTTTGCTGCCCATTCGGCAGCCATTTGCTCACAGATTCGCTTCCCTTTTTTGCTAGGATCTGAGCATGTAAAAGATTTATAAACCCTTTTCTTTTTGATGGTCCCGTCTGATAACGGGATTTCTTCGATGTGGCTGAATACCTGACATCTCCATGAGCCAGATGGCAGTTTTTTTGCAGTTGCCATTTCTTTTCCTCCTTATTAACCGAACAAACTTTCTGACTTGTCCGAACACACCGAAGATGATACAATATGACTTGTCAGGCGATACGTTTCACTTCGTTATGCTTTGCGGAACGTAAAAATATTTTTCTTTTTTTTAAAAACCGGTCCTCGTTGGTAGCGAGAGCCGGTCTTTTTATTTTAATTTGCATTTTCGATAAATTTTTCTAACTGATTTCTATCCCATAAAAGCACTTGGTTTACTTGTGCTAATTGTTTTGCAGATGGGGTAAAAAATCTGTTCGTAAGAACAGCAGCGACATGGCAATGATAAAAAGTTTTTCCTGCAAATGCTTCTTGTACAGCTTTGTTTCCAATGTCTTTTGAATAACATTTGCACTGGATTCCATATTTCACTCCGCCTTTTTCTGCGAGAATATCAATGCCTTGATCGCCACTCCCTCTGGTAACATCGACATTGCAAAATCCATTTTTTTTAAGCAAGTCGGCGCAATAGTATTCGAAATCATGTCCTTCCATAGTGTCGTATATCGGAAATTCGAAATTTTCTTCTGCTGAATCAATGCATGTCGTCTCCGAAATATTTATATTATTATAATTTGGAATGATTGGATCTTCTTCAATAGCGTCACTGGAATTCGTTTTTATAATTCCTCCAAAAGTTCCGAATATGCATGAAATAATAGCGCATACAACAGCAACTACCAAAGCACCAGGTACAAACATTACTATTCCAGCAAAAACTCCAGCCGCAGCCTCCGCGCCGACATAATGGTTTGTGGTAATCCCATCAAATGTAATATATGATATAAAAGCCAGCCATAAAAGCGTAATAAAAGCAGCTATTTTATGATTCTGATAGAAAGTTAAAATTTTCCTCAATTTATATAATCCTCAAATTTTTCTCGTATTTTTGAAAGTTCTCTTTGCCTGATCGGGACGATCGCGCCAGATACCATCGTAAAAAAATGGCTTACTTCGCTTACCTCGTCCATATTAACTATATAGCTCTGGTGGCAGCGCAAAAATCTTCCGTCAAGGCTCTTTTCGATATCATTGAGCTTACCTCGTTCCTTGTGTGATATTCCGCACGTGCAATGGATCATTATGTATTTGTTCTGGCTTTCGATGTATTCAATATGCCGGAATTCAGCTCTGTGAAAGTAGTCCTTGTTCTTGATAGTAAGCGTTTTTTCACGGATATTTTCAAGAGTCTGCTCAACAACTGAATACATTCTTCCATGCTCAGATCCTTTAATGATGTAATGAACCGGTAGCACATCAAGCGCATCAAATACATATTCTTTGCGCTCTGTCCAAAAAGTGATATTTCCATAGTATCCGATTTTTCTTAATCTTTTGGCAATCTCTATGCCATTTTCTCCGTTAATGGAGACATCAAGAATTATTATGTCATACCATTCCCCGTCTGAAACATCGTCGATCAAAGGCTTTCCGCTGGTGTAGGTGGTTAATGTATATCCACCATCACCATGCTCTTTTAGATATCGGTCAATGCTACTTTTGAAAATCTCAATTCGTAAATTATCATCGTCACAAATCGCAATTTTCATTCAAATCATTCCCTTATGGGCGTTGTTTTCGCCATTTGCAAAAAAAAGTGTTTAAATATGCTATTTTTATTATAGCATCGTTAAATTTAGTTGTAAATAGACGTTTTTAGGTGATTTATGAAATGAAAATAATCAAAAATATACTAATTATAATAGGAGCTGTGCTTTTGCTTAATTACATTGTTTATTTACCAATGTGCGTAGACGATTATATCCGCGAAGAGTCAGAAGTGTATTCTGTCCAAAATGCGTACAGATCTTCTACCCTACATAAGAATAGCGCCCATGAAACAAATCAGACCATGCCGCCATTTTTATTCGCCCTGCCACTAAACAGAAAAGACTATATCTTTGATGTTACGAATAATTTCTATGCAATTATAAACATATCGGTGTATATCTGGCAGTTTCCAAGGGCGAACATTAGTGGTATAATAGCAAAAGTGAACAAATGTTCGGCTATTCCCACAAACCGGACATATACTGTAATGTAGGTAGTAATTGCAATAGGGAGGGTTATTATGGATTATAAGAAAGAGATTATTGAGATGGTTGAAAAATGCACGAATAATCATTGGATAGAAGTGATTTATATATTTGTAAAAAGGCTAATCGGATAACATTAAAAAGACAAGGGTTTGTGCATTGCCCTTGTCTTTCTTTTTACTTATTAGAAATCATGTCAATAAGTTTTTCTAAATTGTCCCATCCCTCATCATCCAATCTGGCTAATGCAGACACAAGACGGTGTCGGAAAGAATCTTCTCCGGATTTCATTACGTCTGCAAGCATGGCAGAAATTTGTTTGTCTTTAATTCCGGGTACAAACATATCTCCGTTTCCAGTTCTGAGCCATTCTTCACTCACTCCATTGTTTGCCAACATTATTACATGCTGATCTGTTACTTTCCTACGCCCTGATTCAATATCAGAAACGCCAGACTTTGTAATTCCAAGAAGTTTGCCGAATTTCTCTTGACTTAGATTCATTTCTTTGCGCAATTTTTTTATTCTGTCATTCATAATATCCTCCTTTCATTTAATACTATACCACCTCTGTGCGGAAATGTAAAGATAAAAAGTTCGCAAACCGAACAAAAAACTGTTGACAAGGTTCTTTGTGCATGATATTATATATGCATAAAGAACAAACAAGCCACCAGAAAGAGAGGAAAAGGATATGACAAAGAAACAGTATAAACGACGCGTGATGGAATCCCTCAGAACATTTAGATCAAAGTATGTATTTGATGGAAAAATAATAACTGATAGAATCAGTACTCCGAAGTGGGGTTCCGTTATTTCCACAGGTCCACACAAGGGCGAAGCATTAAGAAGCTATCAACAGGCATGGGATACCATAAATGCAGTAATAAACGGATAGCCGAAACGGTCAGCAATGACCGTCCACCGGAACCGCCCCACCGGTGCTGACGAGGCAGGGCAGATGGAGGTGAAAAAATATGAAACGCCATCCGATTATGGAATATGTGATTCCAGCAATTGTGGCAAGTGTGGCAACAGTTTTAATCCGTTTAGTGCTAGGGTGGTAAGAATCGAAACAATAATCGGAATAGCCACATCTTTCAATAACAACTTTTTAAATTCATGTTTTCTTTCAGCAATATAAGATTTTCCCTGTTCGGAAATCGCAATAGAGAGGGTTTTTCCTTTTACGTATCTGACCTGACCGTCTTGATTAATTCTAGGAAAAGATTCTCTATTAACAGAAATTAATTTTTCTTCTTCAAGAAAACTGGAAATTTTGATTTCGTTTTCCGAAAGAGAAGAATATTCAATTTTTTCTTTGCTTGAAAGATATTTCAAGAAATTAAATTGTTTTTTATTGAGATACATAATATCACCTCCCTCTACTGGGAGTATATCACGAGAAAGGAGTGAGCGCATGTCTGAAAAAGAAAAAAGAATCGTGGAAAAGTTAAAAGAAGCAATTCCTAATATGTCAGAATTTGACAAAGGTTACATTCTTGGAAAGACGGAAAGCTTTTCCGAGAATAATCTGGAGCAAAAATCAGATAAGAAAGAAACTGCAACTTCACAGTAATTAAGGAGGATAAAGAAAATGAAGAAATTTGAATTAACATCAGAAACCAAAATTGACATTTTCGGAAAGAAACTTTTCCGAATCAAAGCACTCATTTCATTTGGGAGTGTAAAAGCCGGAGAAACTGGCGGATGGGTAGAAAAAGAAGGAAATGTAAACCAGTCCGGCGATGCATGGGTGTTCGGCAATGCAATGGTGTCCGGCGATGCATGGGTGTCCGGCGATGCATGGGTGTTCGGCAATGCAAGGGTGTCCGGCAATGCAAGGGTGTTCGGCAATGCAATGGTGTCCGGCGATGCAAGGGTGTCCGGCGATGCAAAGGTGTTCGGCAATGCAATGGTGTCCGGCGATGCAGATTACACAACTATTCATGGATTTGGTACACAATTCCGTACCACTACGTTTTTTAGATGCAAAGATAAAAAGGTCAGAGTTGCATGCGGATATTTCTTTGGGACTATTCCGGAATTCCGCAAGCAGGTAAAAAATACCAGAAAAGGGAGAATTGCAGAAGAATATCTAATGATTGCTGACCTTATGGAAAAACATTTTGAAAAATAAAGTGCTCCGAAGGAGAGCTGAAACCTCTCGCCTCGGAGCTGTAAACCACTAATCGCACTAGCGGATTACAGGACAATCATAACATTTCTTCCTGTATTTCGCAAGAGAACAGGAGGATTTTTTATGAAGAAAACCGAGGATAAAAAAGTGACAAATTTTGAAGAGTTCGAAACTTTCTATGCAGTCGAAGTTGTAAGAGAGGCAAAAAAGCAGACTCACAAATGGTTCTGCGCATGGATTGTAACCATGATTGCATTAATTTTTTCAAACGCTGCATGGATGTTTATTAAGTAAGAAAGGAGGAAAGACTGTGGCAATTAGATATACCACAGAAGAAAAGAAATACATTCTTTTAAAAGGAAATATTGCAAAAAGAATGGAAGCCGAACGAGTAAGTGATGCTCAGATGGCAGCAGTAACAGGAATGGCTGAAAACACTTTCCGTAAAAAGCGAAATAAGCCAGAAACATTCACGTATCCGGAACTGCGGCATATTTTTATTCGATTGAACTTCCCTAACGAGGAAATATTGGAGGCTTTGACATGAAAGATTGGATAGACTCCATTCTGATTGGAGGGATAGCAACGTATCTTCCGTTCTGGACCTGGGACAACAGCCGTGACCAGATCATGGGAGCGTTGGGACTGATCGGAGCTGTGTACATAGCAAGGACGTGGAAAGAATGGACATGCTAGACATGCCAACTAAAAAAGGATCCTCAGAGCTGCAACTCAAATAAGGATCCAAGACAATATATCTCTTCTTCATTGTAGAAGGAAAGAAACCAAAAGTCAATACAAGGAGGAAATTATGAACGAAGAGAAAATCAGAGAAATATTTGATTTGTGTCTGAGAGTTTCAAGTGAAACAACGGCGCATGTAAGTTTTGATTATATGGCGCATGATGACATGTCTGTAGTTAGCATCTATTTTTTTAATAATTCCGGGGAAATTACAAAACATTTTTCATTGTGCCAGTTTTACGACTTTGAATCTGAATCTCAGGATTATGAAGATGCAAAGAAATGTCTTCTGGAACTGCTTATCAACGGGAGGTGTCCGTTATGAACTTCACTGGCAACGGAGATATAAAGGATGAATACCTGGAAATCATTACGCATAGACATTCCGGGCCAATAAAAAGACAAGCAAACAACTATAGATTAGTAGAAAGAGAGGGAAATAAGAATGAATCTGTACGAAATCGAAAATGAAATCCTTAATTGCGTAGATATGGAAACAGGGGAAATCGTAGATATCAAAAAGCTTGAATCTCTACAGATGGAAAGAGACCAGAAAATCGAGAACATTGGTTGCTGGATCAAGAATCTTTTGTCAGATGCAGAAGCACTGAAATCTGAAAAAGAAAATCTTGCCAAGAGGCAGAAAGTCGCAGAAAGCAAAGCGACATCACTGAAAGAGTATCTTTCCCGATATCTGGATGGCGAAAAGTTTAAGTCTGCAAGAGTAGCAATTTCTTTTAGAAGTGGTAGCTCCGTGGATATTGCGGAGGGTGCATCTGTCCCAGAAGAATATCTTAAGTATTCAGAGCCTAAGCCAGACAAGGTCGGTCTGAAGGCAGCACTGAAAGCCGGAGAAAAGTTTCCGGGAATCACTCTGATAACTTCGCAGAATATCCAGATCAAGTAGGAGAGGCTTATGGAAAATCTTGAGCTATATAACAAGGTTCGGGAAGCTCCTAAAGATGCTCAAAAAGCTATTACGGCAGGACGACTGAAAGGTTTTACAGACATTAACCCGATGTGGCGCATCAAGTGCTTGACGGAGCAGTTCGGTCCCTGCGGCCTTGGCTGGTATTACAAAACAATTGAGAAATGGATGGAGACTGTTGGTGATGAGATATGTGTTTTCGTGGTGATTGAACTGTACGTCAAATACGAGGGTGAGTGGTCACGGGCAATTCCCGGAACCGGTGGCAGTAAGTTGGCTACAAAAGAACGGAACGGAGTCTATGTATCTGATGAGTGTTACAAAATGGCAACCACGGATGCATTGTCAGTGGCATGTAAGAATCTTGGAATTGGGGCAGATGTTTACTGGAAAGAAGGCCGTACCAAGTATGATCAGACAGACGACAGTTCTTCCGAAGTTCCAAGCACTGATATATCTGGACTCAGATCATACTTGAATAAGAACGGTCTGAATGAGAAAAAGATTCTTGAAGCATATAAGCTGACATCTATTAGTCAGTTGACTATTGGAAATATCAAAGCGATAACAGATCCTAAAAATTTGAATTACTTCAAGCAAAATTGTGGTGCGTAAATGGAATTTACAGGAAAAATCAAATCACTGGGGAAAGATCTCGCGACCGGAAAGTGGAACTTACAGGTGGAACTGAATGAAAACGCTCAGGAAGTAATGGGACTCATCAAGCATGAGAAACTGGATATACGTCTTAAGCAGCACAGGGATAAGCGTTCCTTAGATGCGAATGCGTATTACTGGGTATTGCTTACCAAACTTGCTAAAGTTCACGGCTGGACGAATAACGAGGCTCACAACTATATGCTGCGTCGTTATGGCCAGATAGAACGTGTGGACGGAAATCTGGTTGCGGTTTATCTTCCTGATACAGAAGAAACGGAAAGGGATGTTTCGGACAAGGTGGAATATCATCTTAAGCCGCTTCCAAAGACGGTGGTCACAAAGTATGGGGGAATCAAAAGAGTGTATGTTCTTCTTAGAGGATCCAGTACATATGACACAGAGGAGATGGCGCGCTTGATCAGCGGATTAATTCAAGACTGCAAGGATTCTGGAATACCAGACGGTGAGATTATGACGCCATTTGAGAAACGAAAGCTTTTTGAGCAGTATGGAATAGGTGGTATAGATGAATAAAAGAACAAAAGCGTTACAGTTTGATGTAAAAACGCGCAAAAGAATTCTCGATAGAGATCACGGCTGCATATTTTGCCAGATTGGTTTTTATATGCATTCTTCATCCGATTTCCAATATAAGCAGCTTGATATTATGCATATTGTCAACCGATCACAGAGTGGACTTGGAATCGAACAGAATGGAGTTACCGGATGTAGATACCACCATCAGCTCCTAGATAATGGAGCAAAAGGTTTACGGCCAGATATGCTGGCATATATCGAAAAATACATGAGTTGTATCTATCCCGGATGGAATCCAAAAGAGCTTATATATAAAAAATACGGGTGCAACTAAAATTCATATAGATATATCACACGATTTTCCATCAGGGAGTGGCCTGTTATAACTTCCTGATGGGGAAAGGAGACGCATGAATAGTAGAAGTAAAGGGGCTGTCGGAGAAAGGGAAGTAGCCGGTATCCTTCGCGGGTATGGTTACAAGGCAAGAAGAGGGCAGCAGTATTGTGGGTCCAACGGAGATGCGGATGTAGTTGGTCTTCCTGGAATTCACATTGAAGTGAAGAGAAGAGAAAAACTAAATATATATGAGGCTGTAGATCAGTCGAAGAGGGATCGGAAACCGGATGAACTTCCGGCCGTGTTCCACAGGAAGAACCATTGTGAGTGGCTGGTTACGATGCCGTTTGATGAATGGATGAAGATATACAGGGAATGGGAGGCTGGTTATGGACTACGTGAAGATCAGCAGAAAAATCCTTGATTGGGAATGGTACACGGACATCAATACGAAGGTACTGTTCCTGCATATCCTGTTAAAGGCAAACTGGAAGCCGAGCCGCTTCCAGGGAACAGAAGTACCGAGAGGCTCACTGGTTACTTCGCAGCAGAATATGGCGGCAGAAACAGGACTCACAATAAAGAATGTGAGAACTGCACTGAAACATCTGGAAAATACCGGAGAGGTGGCAGTCAGCCGACACCCTAAATTCAGCGTAATTACAGTAAAAAACTACAATCAGTATCAGTCAAGTGGCAGTCAAACGGCAGTCGAGGGGCAGTCAGATGGCAGCCGAGGGGCAACAATAGAAGAAGGAAAGAAGGAAAGAAAGGAAGAATATAATAAATCTCCTAAAGGAGATTATGAGAGTGGAACTCCTGAAAACAGCATCTATGCCACGATTCGTGAATTATACAATTCCGTTTGTGGGTCGTATCCCCGCCTGGTAAAGATGTCTGAAGCAAGGAAGAAAGCTATTAATGCCAGAATAAGAGCAGGTTACACTCGCGAGGACTTCCGAATTTTGTTTGAAAAAGCAGAGGCTTCTGAGTTCCTAAAAGGTGCAAACAAGCGCAATTGGCGAGCAACATTCGACTGGCTGATTAGCGATACCAACATGGCTAAGGTCCTTGACGGAAACTATGATGCGAGAAAAGAGGCGGTAAAAGATGAACCAGAACCAACTAACTCAGTCAGATTATGGTGAGTGTCCTGTGTGCCATGGGACTGGATGGGAGACATATTATGCCACGGTCTATGATTACGGACTTCCAGAAGAAATTCAATATGCTCGCAGATGTCCAAAGTGCAAAGGCGGTTATAGAGCACAGGACCGTACCGGAGTACCAAAAGAGTACCATGAGGCAGATCTTGGCAAGTTCGATTTTGATATTTACCAGAGAGATATGAGCAAACTGAGAGACTTGTGTACCACCTTTCTGAACCATTTCCAGAAGTGGGAAATGGCAGGAAAGGGACTGTATCTGTGGAGCAAGACACCGGGAAGTGGAAAAACCTTCTTGGCGTGCTGTCTGGCAAAATCGGTGATGATGAAATACGATCTGCAAATGCGTTTCGTGACTGCACCTGACTACATAAGTGCTGTTGGTGACAGCTACAAGCGCGATCGCGGAGAAGAGGATCCTAGTCAGGTATACCGGGATTGCAAACTTCTTGTTCTGGATGATATCGGCGCACAGGCAGACAAGGAATGGCAGCGGCAGGAAATGTTCCGTCTGATCAACAAGCGTATGGAGGACGGAAACATTACAATCTACACTTCCAACATGAGCACCGATAATCTGAATGTGGACACCAGGACCAGAGACCGGATCATTAAGACCTGTGTAGAGCTACAGATGCCAGAGGAAGGCATTCGAAAGAAAAAAGCAGCAGGAGAACAGAGACAGTTCCTTGCGAGCGTAATGGGATAGAGGAGAGAATCTGGTTAAGAAGATGGGAGTTTAAAATGAAATTTATAGATTTTTTCGCAGGAATCGGAGGATTTCGCAGAGGAATGGAATTAGCGGGGCATGAATGCGTTGGTTTTTGCGAATTCGATAAATTTGCCACTGCGAGTTACATCTCAATGCACTTGCTGACAGAAGAGCAGCGAAAGGCATTGGAAGATATTCCTATCAAGAAAAGACAGAAAGAAATACTAAAGGAGGAATACAGAAATGGAGAATGGTACGCAAATGACATTCGAAGAGTGTATGCCGGAGACATTCCCAAAGCAGACTGCTGGTGCTTCGGATTCCCCTGTTTTGCCAAAGGAACTTATATTCTTACAGAAAAAGGATATATCCCAATTGAAGATGTATCTGTCGGAGATAAGGTTCTTACGCACAAAGGAAGATGGAGAAAAGTCACAGCAACAATGCACAGGGACGGAGCAAGACTCTGGGATGTCAATGGATTCGGAATATTGCCAACAAGAACCACGGCAGAGCATCCGTATTATGTCACTAAGCCAGATCAGCCAATGGAATTCAAAAAAGTGGAACAACTTGATGACAGTTGGTATTCCACAATGGTTTTGCCTGATGCAGAATCCGATGGATACAGCAAGGAAATGTGGTGGATTATCGGACGTTATCTTGCTGATGGGTGGAGAGTTGAAAGAAAAGACAGACCAAGCGGAGGAAGAATCGTGTTCGCAATCAGCGATGATAAGAGGACAGAATTCGAACAGCGATTGCGAGAAGCGAAACTACACGGAACTTACACAAAAGAACGAACTTGCGGAAAGTATCATGTGTGCAATAACCAATTATACGAATACCTTGAAAAGTTCGGAAAATACGCACATGGAAAACGAATTCCAAGAGAAGCATTGTGTCTTCCACGAGAGAAAGCAAAATACTTCTTCGATGGATATATGTCCGGGGATGGAAGAAGTGATCGAGAAGAAGCAACATCAACCAGCGCAGCACTCATTCTTGGCATGTGCATTATTGCACAGCGACTTGGAAAATCTGTTCCAGCTGTTTACTACACTAGAAGAGATGAAAAATGTGTTATCCAAGGAAGGGAATGCCGGCAAAGAGATACATATACATTCCGAATCTCTAGTAAATCAGTTAAAGGACATTATCGTGCAAGATATGTTTGCAGAGAATTGTATCAGCCAACAGAATCTGATGATTTTGGAACAGTGTATAACATCAGTGTTGAAGAAGACAACTCATATGTTGCAAACGGAGCAATTGTCCACAATTGCCAGGACATATCCGTTGCAGGAAAGCAAGCTGGATTTCAAGGAAACCGTTCAAGCCTGTTTTTCAGAGTTATGTACCTTGTCGGACAGCTCAAAGAAGAAGATAAACCCACTTACCTTTTCATTGAGAACGTTAAAAATCTGCTTAGTGTTAATGGAGGATGGGATTTCGCCAGACTGCTCATTGAAATGGAGCGGCATGGGTATGATGCAGAATGGCAGGTGCTCAACTCCAAAGATTTCGGAGTGCCACAGAACCGAGAAAGATGTTTTATTATCGGACATCTTAGAGGGAGAAGTGCCTCAAAAGTATTTTCTATCGAAGGAACAGACGGAAAAAATAGTGTTCAAATAATAGGTCACAGGGACGGTTACAGAAGAAATACACAGGTATTTGCACCTGACGGAATTACAGAAACTCTTGATACTGGACAAGGTGGTGGAAGAGGATATCGTGTAGCATTGCCGTGTTTTATTGATTTGAGTTATCAAGAAACAGAGTTGACCAATAAGGCAAGGTGCTTACAAGCCAGATACAATAAAGGAATTGCAAATCATAAAGCCGAAGTAAGTGGAGTTGCAATTCCAGTTCTCACACCAGATCGTGCAGAAAAACGTCAGAATGGAAGAAGATTCAAAGAAGATGGCGAGCCAATGTTCACGCTGACAGGACAGGACCGACACGGAATCGCGATTGAAGTCAAGGAAGCAACGAAACAAGGTTACGCAGAATGCAGAGTGGGAATTGACAGCGTGAACTTCTCAATGCCAAACAGCAAGACAAGAAGAGGAAGAGTCGGACAAGAAATCGCCAACACACTCGACACGAGTTGCAATCAAGGAATATTCGTGCAGGTATCGGAAGAATTAACGGTATATGCAGTCTGGTATGAAAAATATCAGTGTTACATAGCAATCAGAAAGCTGACACCGAAAGAATGTTTTCGGCTGCAAGGTTGGTCTGATGATTATTTTGAAAAAGCACAGTTCGTAAATTCAGACAGTCAGCTATACAAACAAGCGGGAAACGGAGTAACTGTATCAGTGATTAAAGCAATTGCAGAGAAATTGAAATTAGGAGATGAACCAAATGGCTAAATGTACAGAATTTGAAATAAACAGCATTGAAATGAGTGAGTTTAGGCAACTCATTAAAAAACATACACCACAAAGGCCGAAATTTATGCGTAACAGAAGTGACACTTGCTCAGTATGGGAATGCTGCGAATGTGGGAATGTATTTATAACTACCCACAGACCAGGAATTCTTGCTGGAACAGACATTGATTACTGTTCAAAATGTGGTCAGAGATTTGATTGGAGTGTGGATGAATAATGGAAAATACAGGACAATATCTACATTCAGAGAAATCATGGAAGACTGCACAATAGCGTGTCAGTTGCTTACATGGGGAAAGGGAATAAGAAAAATGAGAGATAAAGAACGCATTTTGATGATTATTATTTCAAGGATCATACCGGGACTGACTTCTTGTACGGCAAAGAAAGAAGATTATATTCGACCGTTTATATTTAACACGCATGAATTAAAAGCCGGTGATCTAGTTATGGCGAATACTACTACTTTCCCGAATGAATTTATGGTCGGTTTCGTGCATGAGGTAAAAAGTGATTGCGTCGTTATCCGGGAAATAGGCTCTAAAAAGTTGTGCAATTATTATAACGAAGCTTTTTCGGTCATTAACAAGGAAAAACTGGGGTACGAAATTCTTGAAGGTGTGCAGTATAAAACGTATCAGAAAGTTTTGAAGGCATTTTCAAAATACACAAGCTATTCAACCAGATTTCGAAGTATAGAATTTTCTGGTAATACTTGCACGGTAACAAGCAGGATAATGTTCAAGAACGACAAAAACGGCGAAATTTCTTTCGAGTACAACCAGAAGACGAAAATTTCCGATATAGGTAAATTGTTGGAAAAAGCCGGGTTATAATACGAAAACGGGGAAAGTGAGGATGAAAATGAAAAACAATAATTACACTTCATTTTTCAAAACGAAACCAAAGAAAGTAGAGAGATACATTCGTTGCAGAAAATGTGGTGGAAACATGGAATGGAGTAGGGACTTTCCACCACAAATCAAATGCACGAAGTGCGGATATACTGCATATCCAAAACCTTATGAGCCAGATTGTATCAAACTGCCAGAAACATGGGAAGAATATTTTGAATTGTATGAGAAAATAAGGAGGAGAAATGGATAAATTAAAACCGTGTCCGTTTTGCGGAAAAGAGATAGATACGGACAAAAATGTATACATTCCAGAAAGAGACTGGGCACCGTCTTTTTACGATCCTGACAGTGGGGGGGATCCAATAGCCATTCACTGTGAATGCGGATTAACATTTTGCACAGACACATGGGATTGGAAGGAAGCTGTTGAAATATGGAATAAAAGAGTAAACAAGGAGGGCACGAAATGAAATTATTTAAAACAGTAGATGAGAAATTAGCGGAAATTGGATTTGTAAAAGAAGAAGAAGACAAGTATGGGTGTGTGTATAAAAGAAAAGATAAGGAATATAATTTTACACAAAAAGTCTTCATTGGACACAAAAAATCTGGTGGACATATTTTGCAGTCATATGATCCAGATTTAGGAGATGATAAAGGGATTGGAAATACTTGTGTTGGTCTTACAGGATATGAAATGAAACTGTTTATTAAAAAGATGAAGCAGTTAAAAATGTATGCGGGTAAGGAGGACACAAAATGTTAATCAGAAGTCAGAATAAAGCGGTTTTATTAAACTTTAGCAATTTGGCTGCAATTTATACCGTAAAAGATGGAGATGATTTTATTATTTCGAGCCTAGAGGGTGAAAATAAATGTACGCTTGGAAAATATTCCACCAAAGCAAAAGCCATGAAAGTACTGGATATGATTCAGGAAGCCTATGTAAATGGACATATTGATTATCAGATGCCAGCGGACAGTGAGGTGGAAGTATGAAAAGATCTGAAACAACAAAATTTCTTAGCAGATTGTTGGAAAAAAGCCGTTTTTCTGGTCCAGGTAAATACTGGGCTAGAGAAGTAAGCCTTGATTATGGCTACGCAGCAGGAAAGCCAAGAAGAGTAGATTACATGCAATTTATTCCGGAAAATCAGTGCTCTATTTCAGCAATCGAAAAAGGAATATTTACCTGTTATGAAATAAAAAGTTGCAAAGAGGATATTTACAGCGGAAATGGATTAAATTTTATTGGTGAAAAAAACTACCTTGTGACAACAATGGAGTGCTACAAAGAGATTTTACCTGATTTAAAAAATGGAAAATTTGCCCAACATATACGTGAGAATTTTCCGGAATGTTACGCGGAAATAGGTAACATGGGAGTAATGGTTGCAGTTCCGTATCAGAGAGATGTTGCAGAAGAATTTGAAAGCCCAACACCACTAGGTGAAGATGTGGAGAAATGGAGATTATCAGTTATTTTGAAGTGTGGACACAATGGTTCAAGAAAAAGATCCATGACAGAACTGTTGTTTTGCATGGTAAGAAGCGGGCATTGAGAAAGGATGGAATAATATGATACATATCAAAGAAAGATTAAAGCAGTACGCGGATAAATATTCGGACTGCTACAAATACGCTGGGGTGTATGTCAAAGTTATTCAAGATATGATAGAACAGCTTAAGGATGATCTGGAACAGGACGAGAAAGAAAATGGTTGGATTCCAGTCAGTGAGAGATTACCGGAAGATGAAAAAGAGTATCTTGTAACGCTTGAAAAAGTCTATGGAACACCTGAAAAGCTTTATGGAATTGCGAATTATTTAAAATTTGGAGATGCCGGATATTGGAACGAAAAGAAATATGGATATCTTGAATGGGATAAATATTCAGACGGGCATGGAGGAACAAAGATGTATAAAGTTATTGCCTGGATGCCGCTTCCAGAACCATACAAGGAGGATGAGCCATGATTACATTCTTATTAGGACTTACGCTTGGAATCATAGTCGGAGTAGTTGGTCTTGTATGCGTGGCGATCATGTACGATAAGCACCACCCAGACGAATAGAAAGGAGAACGGTATGCTGACAAGGAATAAGAAGCTGAAAGACTACGGTATTCCGGCAGAAGACATAGAAAAACTGAATACGATGCTGAAAGACTTCCCGGCAGAGTACGGATACCTGCTTTCCAGTGCTGCCTTGTCAGCTTGCCCGAAAAACACGGTGATAGCGGATATGGTTATTGAGAATATCCTACACCGGAAAAGTTACAGGAAAATCAGTAAAGAAAAATATATCCCGATGAACCCGAAAGACTTTTATGGATACAGACGCAAGACCGTCGCTGTACTGTATGAGAGGATGCGGTTGTTGGGAGTGTGGGAGGAGAAATAAAAAATGTGCCTTGTATGGTTGGCAATTATGTTTGTTTGTTGGATTTTAGGTGCAAAAATATCAGATATTAATGTTGCAATGATAGCAATTTTCTATATTGGCGATTGCATTTCTGACCTTGCAAAAGCAATTGAGAAGAGGAGTGAAAAATGAAGTTAATTGATTTAATAACAGTAATTGGCGGCGATTCCGAAAGTGAAGATAAAATTCAGATATGCCATCCGGGTAGAAACTGGGAGGATTACGATACATTCAATGCCGGTTCGAAGCTGCTAAAACCATTTTATAACTTGAAAGTAAGCTGCCTTTCAGCGATAGAAACGGATGTGATCAGAGTTGATTTGGCTTTTGATAAGAAAGAGGGTTGATTTAATGAGACTAATTGATGCGGACGACTTAATTGAATATATTAAAATATGGGATATTGGTATGAGTATTGATTCTGACCAAAAAGAATTTATTAATTGTATTAATAGACAGCCGACAGCTTTTGATGCGGATAAGGCTATTAGCGAATTGGAAAGAGATA